CATGGCCTATTAAGTATATTGGTTGCAACCTTTATATAAGATACACCCTACGTTAGACAGCCTCTGCCAAGAATTGTACTGTTTGCATCTGTAACAATCCAAAACAATAGGAGATGGATTATGGCTTTTCCAAGAGCGCCGGGTTATAACAACTTGCCGAATGGCAATTTTAGCCCAGTAATTTACTCCAAACAGGTGCAGCTTGCATTCCGCAAGGCCGCTGTTTGTGAAGCAATTACAAATAATGACTACTTTGGAGAAATCGCAAACTTTGGTGATTCAGTTAAAATCATTAAAGAACCTGAGATTACTGTCAAAGCATACGAGCGTGGTACGACTATTACCCCGCAAGACCTTGATGATGAGGATTTCACCCTCACCGTTGACAAAGCTAACTACTTTGCTTTTAAAGTTGACGACATTGAGGAAGCACATTCGCACGTTAACTTTGAGTCTCTCTCAAGCAACCGTGCTGCATACCGTTTGTCTGACCAGTTTGATGCAGACGTACTTGGTTACTTGACTGGTTTCAAACAAGCTGCAATTAGTGGTAACGCTAATGTAGTCAACAACATCATTAACGGAACTAAGTCTGTCGTTGCCGCTGGTAATGACGAACTTCTTGCTTCAATGAAGTTGACAGCCGCTGACTTTAATGCTGGTAACGCTGCTAACTGTGTGGGCTTGAAGCCTCGCGCATCTGAAGCTGTACCAACAACTGCTGGTGTTGCTAATCCACTAACAGTGATTGCACGTATGGGTCGTCAACTTGACCTCCAAAACGTAGAGTCACAAGGTCGTTGGTTAGTAGTTGACCCAGTGTTCGTTGAACTACTTAAAGATGAAGACTCACGTTTGTTTGATTCAGACTTCGGTGGTTCTGGTCTCCAAAACGGTTTGATTTTGAATAACCTGCATGGCTTTAAAGTCCATGTTTCTAACAACCTGCCTTCTATTGGTACAGGTCCATCTACTACAGGTGGAACTAATGCTAATAACTTTGGCATGATTGTTGCTGGTCATTCTTCATCCGTTGCTACGGCTGACCAAATCAACAAGACTGAGACTTACCGCGACCCGGACAGCTTCGCTGATATTGTCCGTGGTATGCATTTGTATGGCAGAAAGATTCTTCGTCCTGAAGGTCTTGTTAATGCCAAATACTGCTTGCTGTAGAGGAGATTGAATTATGGGACTAGGTGATAATACACTCCAAGCGGCACGTGGCAACTCGCAGCGCGGTCGCAACCCGTACATGGTTGAGATGGAACTAGACTTTGCTACTGCATTGTCTGATAAAGGTTCTGCTCTTGCAGCAGCCGATGTCATTCCAGTCATTGCTGTCAAAAAAGGCTTCATGATTATGAATGCTGGCATTGAAGTTGTTACTGCTACTTCAGCAGGAACTTCTACCGTGGACTTAGGCACAGGCGTTGATGCTGATTGTTTTGTTGATGGTTTCAACAGTGCATCCGGTACAGCGGCAGGTGTTGTAGCACAAAATGCTGCAGCTTACCAGCCTCTGATGTGTGTTGCAGATGACAACATCGACTTGACTTTGGCTACTCAATCAGGTACAGCTTTGACTACGGGCAAGTTCCGTATCTGGGCTATCTTGATGGATTGCACAGAAGAAGGCGATTTGACTGCGCAAGAAGTAAAGCGTGACTTTGCTTAAATAACAGACTAACGTGGGGGGCAGGGTAACTTGCCCCTCATCTCTGATTTTATATAGGGATGCACTATGGCATACGAGTATTTAGATATTACTAATGAAGTTATTGCCCGAATGAATGAGGTATCCTTAACTGCTGCTAACTTTACAGCGGCTAGAGGTTTTCAAGTGCAGTGTAAGAACGCTGTAAATGATTCTATTAATTATATTAACCAGCGAGAATTTGGCTGGCCTTTTACACATTTAACCAATACACAGACTTTGGTAGCGGGACAGACACGTTATAATATTCCTGCCACTAGCCAGTCTGTAGACTACGATACCTTTCGTATTAGTAGAGATAATACACTAGCTGTAGCTGGTACAACTTTACGCATCATAGATTACAAAGAATATACACAAAAGTATATTTCTCAAGAGACTA